CCGGGGGGGCTGCCGGGGGAGCTATCGACCCCAAAAGAGCTACAAAGGCAGCTTGAGAAAGACGGTCTCCTGCTGCTGCAGTTCCGGGTAGCCAGAGAGTTGGGCATGACCCTGACCCGGTTGCGACAGGAAATGACCCTGGAGGAATTGCTGGGCTGGCAAGCCTTTCTCGCAATCGTCAAAGAGCAGGAGGCCAAGCACATGCGGAGGGGTCGGTGACGACCCCTTTTTGTTGCCTGGGTAGCCTGGGTGCAGCAGTGGCGGGCTGAGGCGTGTCAACCGAATACAGCGTCGCCCTACGGCTAACAGCCAACACAGCCGTCATTGACGAGCTGGATCGCAAGCTCAACGCAGTTCAGCGGAGCATCAGCACGATCCAGGGGATGAACCTGGGCACCTTCGTTGACCGCCAGGCGCAGCAAGCCGTTGAAGCACAGATTTCCGGCCGTCAGGAGCTAATCAATGCCATCCGGTCGAGCAACGCTGAGCTAGTCGCGGAATCATCCCTGCTGCGCTTGAACGCCAGGCTGGCCCGCAACTACTCCCGCGGTCAAGGTCAAAACCAGTCCGGCAGTTCACGCAACAGCGATGGAGGGCTTTCGGCCACGGTCGAGCGCGGCCGGCAGTTGGCCGAGGTGCTGGAGCGAGCTGGGCAGGCTCAAGAGCGGGCGTTTGGCGGCAGCGTCCGCACCGAGGTTCAGCAATACACCGCTCAGCTGCAGCAGGCGAGAGGCCAGCTTCAGGGTCTGATCTCCGGCCTGCAAGAGGTCACTGGTGCGACCGGGCGCACGAACAATGCCCCGCTGGACACGGTGGAGCTTCAGCGTCAAGTCAGGTCGCTGGAGGATCAGGTTCAGCAGCTGACAAGAATCCAGCAGACCACGAGAGACGCAACCGATCTGCAGCGGCAGCAAAGCCAGCAGACGCAAGATCAGGCGGCGATCTGGCAACGCCTTGGCGCGGCGACCGATGCGGTCTTGGACCGCCAGATCCAAGGGGAGCGGTCACTGCTGGCACTGCGGCAGCAGAGCCTTGATCTGGTGACGGGGATCGCGCAGAAGGCCCGAGCGGCAAGCAGCACGGCCATCAACCTCGCAACTGGCACTGACCTGGGGAGTCGCGGCAAGCGCGGCCTGATCGCCGGCGGCCTGACGTTGGGAGCAGCCGCTTACTCAGGCGTCGGGGATGCGCTGCAGGGGATCACCGGCAGCTTGACCACCTTCACCGGCGTGGGCTCCAAAGCCGCCAACCAGATGGGCCAGAAGCTGGTTGATGCAGCCAGCGGCATGGGGGATGCAATCAACTCCAGCCTGCACGGTGCGCCCGAGCTGCTGGCCAACATCGGCCACATGGTGGCCCAGCATCCAGGCTTGTGGGGCGCGGCTGCAGTGGCCCTGGCGGCCTTTGGAGACAAGATTCCGGGGGTGATCAGAGACACCGCTGATCTGACAGTCAAGATCAACGAGGCCACGGGGGCGACCGACAAGTTGGCCGGTGCGGCGAAAGCCGTTGCGCAGGCCACGAAGGACATGGCGCAGGGCAACCTCAACATGCCTTTCAGCATGTCTGACGGGGTGGCCCGCGACCTGATGGACCGGGCGCGGGGCCCCGTGGTTCAGGCCCTGCCGGCTTTCCAGGAGCGCGGACTGCAGCAGCTTGACGCCAGCAGCACCGGCAACTACCTCGACACCCTCAACGCCTACAGGGACGGCCTGGCAACCAAGCGGACAGAGCTGAATGTCACCAAGGCGATCAACGATGAGCAGACCCGAGGCGTCCGTTTCCAGGAGGCGCTGAATCGGGAGAGCAAGCGGCAGCGCAGCCTGGGGATCGACGGCGGGTTTGACTCCAACGCTCTACTGCCTCAGGGGTTGAGTGGTGCCGGCGCTCAGGCGCTGAATGGGCTGAGGGATGCGGCGGCGGCGACCGCAGCAGCGGCGGCCAAGACGCAGCAGGAGCTGGCGGATGCAGCGGCTGAGGCGGCAAGGCTGGAAGCCGCCCTCAAGCCCACTGCGGAGATCCAGTGGAACTGGGCGCAGGCGTTGCGGCAGGGCAAAGCCTGGCAAGCCGACATCGTGGCGCTGCAGCAGAAAGAGACGGCCGCCATCCGGGAGTCGGTGGCGCAGCGGCAACTGGAGCTGCGGGCACTGGAGACGGAGCAGAAGATCCAGGCGGCACTGGCCAGAAACGAAGCAGCGCAGCAGAGGCGGCAAGGCGTTCGCGCCGGCGTGGGAGCAGGCCTGGCGATGGCCAACATTCCGGGCCAGCAAATCTTCCAGGCGGCAATGATCGGCGGTGCCGTGGGTGGCCCGTGGGGCGCTGTCGCAGGTGCAGCGACTGGCGCGGCGGTAGCCGTTGGCCAGTTTGGTGTCGAGTCGGCCAAGGTGGCGGTCAACGTCGTCACCCTGGAAAAGCGGCTGGAGTTCCTGTCCGCAGGATTCGACTCCTACGATCAGGTGCTGTCGCAGGCGGCAGCGTCAGGCGCCAAGTTCGGCCAGACGCAGGCTGAGTCGCTGGAAGCGTTTTCCAAGACCTATGGGCGACTGCGGCCCATGGGCATGTCGCTGGCGCAGATCACGACCATCTACGAGGGCTTCAACACGGCCGCTCAGCTGTCTGGCAGCAGTGCAGCTGAATCGGCTGGCGCCTACACGCAGCTGATTCAGGCGATGGGTGCTGGAGCCCTGCGCGGGGAAGAACTGAACTCGGTGCTGGAGCAGGCGCCGATGGTCAGCCAGGCGATTGCGAAGGAAATGGGCACCACTGTCGGGATGCTCAAAAAGTTCGCTGAGCAAGGGCTGATCACCGGCGACGTGGTGATGCGAGCACTGCAGAAGGTGAGGGATGAGGGCAGTGACAAGCTGGCGGCAGCACTGGAGACCCCGGCCGCAAAGCTGAAGCGGTTTGAGGTGGCCTGGGAGAAGCTGCAGATCGCGCTCACTGAACACCTGATCCCAGCGATCTCGGATTCGGTTGTGCAGCTGGCGGCGATCATTGATTCCCTGGGTCCGCACATCGAAGCGATCGCCAAGGATGCGGCTGGCGCACTGGGGATCGTTGTTGACCTGATCAACATGGCAACCAAGCCTGGCGCCACTGCCGCCAGGGCTGCCATTGAGGGCGGTCGCCTTCCGATGGGCCTGTGGGACGGCAGCGGGGCCAGCGAACTGTTCAAGGGCACCAGCGGCGCCGGTGGCGTGGGCCTGTCCGGGATCAGAAAAGAGGCAGAGGAGCTGGCCAAGCTGCGCCAGAAAGGCGGTATCCGGGGAAGCGGCCCAACACCGGCTGACATCCAGGCAGCACTGCTTGAGGTGATGCAGAACCGTCTGAAGAAGATGGACGCCGCGACGAAGGGCGCGGTGAAGCAGGTTGACGACACCGTGTGGGACGGCAAGGGCCCTGGTCCCAAGGAGAAAAAGAGCGGTAAGAGTGAGCTGGAGAAAGAGCTGGAGCGGCAGGAGAAGCTGGCTCAGACGATCTACAAGGATCAGTTGCAGCTTGATGAGCAGCTGCAGCGCAATCAGCTGGAGCTTGACGATGGGGTGTTCCGCCATCGGATGGATCTGGAGCGCCAGCTGTTCGACTACAAGCTCCAGCTGCAGCAGCAGGAGCGCGACAACTGGGTGAATGGCCTGACGGGTGCAGGGCGCCAGGCGGCGGCGGCCTTCGCCAAGTACGCCAGCGACCGGCAGCAAGACGACAGCAAGCGTCTGGCCATGGTGCAGGAGATCGCGGCGGCCGAGCGGAAAGTCGCCATGGCTCGGGCGATGGTGGTCTTTGCGCAGCGCAATGCAGCGGCAGAGGCGGCGGGCTTTGCCCCTGGCTCAGCCGGCGTGGCTGGCGGCGGTGCCGTGGCGCAGCTGATGGCTGCAGCAGAGCGCAACCTGGGGCTGTTCGCTGGTCAGACGGAGCGATGCGCGGACGCGATGCGCAAACTGTTTGAGCAGACGGGGATCGGGATCGGCGTCAGCAAGAAAGCGTGGGATGGCCTGGCATCAGGCGCCAGGCTTGCCAGCAGCTTCTTTGGCTCGGACATCGGCCAGCGGATCAACCGCAAGGAAGACCTGCGGCCTGGTGATCTGGTTGGCTTTGAGCAGACCTACGGCAACTTCGGCAAAGGCGTGCAGACCCATGTCGGCATGTATGCCGGCGGCGGAATGATGTATGACCATTCCTCCCAGAAGGGACTGGTCAAGCGTCCGGTGGACACGTTCGCCGGCAAGTTCATGTATGGGGTCCGGCCCTACGCACTTGGCGGGGCCTCGGAGGGGGCGGGCTCTGGCGTTGCTCAGGGCGGCATGGATGGCTACCTGAAGCGGCTGAGCTACCTGGAGACCCGCCTGCGGAACATCCCCAATGCGGAGGGCTCTGGGGCGCAGGGCTACTTCCAGGCCATGGCGCCCTTCACGAAGGAAGCGGTCAAGGCGTCCGGCGGTCTCAACCCACGGTCGAGCGACTACGGGGAAGCCTCAAAAGCAGTGGCCGCCTGGATTGCCAAGCACAGGCCAGAGGCCCATGCGGCCATTCAATCGGGCAACTACGACCGGGCTGATGCGGTGCTGCGCCCAACGTGGCCCTCGCTGCCGGGCGGCAGCCAGGCGCAGCCGGATGACGTGCAAGCCAGGGCGAGGCAGTTCCTGGGGGCACCTGGCAGCGACATTTCCCCGCTGGCGGGGCAGGCCGGGGTGGCGAGCGCTCAAGGCGGTGTTCAGCAGGCCTCGGCCGAGCTGCAGAACATGCAGGAGAAGTGGGCAGCGTTCCAGGCGATGCTGAACGCCGGCGCTGACGACAAGGTGCAAGCGCTCACCCTGGAGCTGACAGAGGGGTTCCGCACGCAAACGGCTGAGGTGGGCAAGCAGACAGAGGCGCTGCAGCTGCGCAACCGCTTGCAGATGGAAGGCGTCGCTCCCGAGGTGATCGCCGGTGAAATGTCGAAGCTGGAGGTGAGCCAGAAGCTCGCAGAGAAGCTGCAAGCAGCTGATGAGGCGCTCAAAAACAAGACGATCACCGACAAGGAGCACGCCAGCACCACCACTGCGGTGAAGAAGGCAGCAGAAGAGGCGGCCGTGGCGATCGACAAGATGACGGCCGCTTCGGTTGCGGCTGCCGATCCGGTGGCCCAGCTGATTCAGGAGTGGAACACGAAGCTAAAGGACACCAGAGGGATGATCGCCAGCCTGGCCGGCACGGTTGAAAGCGAGCTGGGCAGTGCCATGAGCAATGCCATCAGCGGCGTGATCAGCGGCACCACGACGGTGCAGCAGGCGTTCAGCCAGATGTTCGCCAACATCGGCCAGTCGTTCATCCAGATGGCGACGCAGATGATCGCCAAGGCGCTGATCATGAAGGCGCTGGGGATCCTGGGCGGCAGCAGCGGCGGACTGTTCAGCGGCGGCGCCAGCGTCACCGGCGGCGGGTTCGGCGATTTCAGCGGGGGCAGCTTTGGCGTTGGCAGCAGCAGCCTCGATCTGGGCGGTCTTGGTGGCAGCGGCGCCCTGGCTGGGGCCTATGAGGGCATCAAGTTCGCCGAGGGCGGCTTCGTCACCGGCACCACCAACGCCGTGATTGGCGAAGGCGGCGAGAACGAGTATGTGATCCCTGAGTCGAAGATGAGCGCGGCAATGCAGCGTTACAGCGCCGGCAGCCGTGGCAGCGCTGTGATCCCCGGCAGCGGCGAATCAGGCAGCGCCGGTGAGACTGGCGGCGTCAGCACGATCGACGTGAGCTATCGGGTCACAGAGGTCAACTCCGTCCGCTACGTGGATGAGGCGACCTTCCAGGCCGGGATGCGCCAGGCCGCTGAGCAGGGTGCCGCCGCCGGCCACCGCCGGGTGTTCGGCGATCTGCGCAACAGCCGCTCCCAGCGGGCCAGGGTTGGGATGCGCTGATGACCGTTGTCGCGCTCACCGTCTTCCTGCGAATCACGGATGCCAATGGCGTCCTGCAGGGCCTCTATCAGAACGGCAAGGTGGGTCAGGCGATCCGCCTGGAGGGCCAGGGCTTCCTGTTCTTGCCCTTCCTCTATGCCGGCGCCACGAAGAACCGCACCGGCGACAACCTGGAGGCCAGCCTGGTGTTGGCCAGCAACAAGCTGGCCATGAACATCACCACGCAGGCCGTCGAAAGGAAGTGGAACGTGGAGGTGGTCAGCTGTTCGATGCACCCTGAGACGTGGGAGGTGGGCCGGGTGTTGAGCCGCGAATACTGGGTGGCGGCGTCGCAGTCCTACGACCCGGTGCAGGTTGAGGTGCTGCTGAGCAGCGGCATTGATGCGGTGGGGGCATCAGCGCCTACCAGAGCGCTCACCAGCCGCATCGTTGGCAGCCTGCCCAGCAGCGGGGCCATCAGCAACCTGTGATCGAACCGCACCGGCTGATCGGCATGTCCTTCAGGCTCGGCGGTGATCCTGAGCGGCATGGCGCCACCGATTGCCTGGGCCTGGCCAGGGCCGTCCTGGCCTATCAAGGCATCGCTACCCCACCACCACAACGCAACTGGTATCGACGCCTGAGACGTGGCGACACCAGCGTGTTCAGCGAGGAATTGCAGCGGTGGGGCGTGAAGGTGGCCGAACCTAGACTGGGTGGAACGGTTGCTCTATGCCGCTCAGATTTCGGTCTCGGGCTGGCGGTGCTCTATGAGGCGGGATGGCTGGGATTCGCTCAAACGACAGTGCAGTGGTCCCCGCCCGGCGCTCTGGTGATTGTCGATCTCTACTCCCATTTGAAGTAGAGCTGTGCGATGAGCTTGACCTCACCGCAGAGGAATACTTCTACTTCCAGCAGCTGAGCGACGCCTACAACGGCAAGCGGCCGGCTGAGTACGGCCTGGCCGGTGTCCCTGACGTTCGCAACGAGCCGGTCAGCATCATCATCAGCCTGGTCATTGGCATCGCCCTGTCGGCGATCAGTGCCTTGCTGGCGCCCAAGCCGGCCAAGCCCAAGACCCCGCCGCAGCTGCGCACAGCCGATCAGACCAGCGCCAAGCGCTTCCTGCAGAGCGAAGGGTTCAGCAGTGTCCAGGACGTGGCAGTGCTGGGGGAGACCATTCCGGTGGTCTTCGCCAACCGCAGGGGCGAGCTGGGCGGCGTTCGTGTGAACGCCATGCTGCTCTGGTCCCAGCTGCTCAGCCGTGGCACCGGCCAGCAGCTGAAGGCGGCCATGCTGCTGTCGCTGGGCCAGCTGGCTGAGAAGCCTGACTTCAACGGCTACGCCATCGGCGATCAGACCCTGAAGAACTACACCGAGTCGAAGCTCGGCCTGTACTACCGACCGAATGGCGGCCGGCTGGCTGAGGCCGATCGCTACGCGCAAGGTTCGATTGATGCTGACCCGTCACCAGACGACATCTTGCGGGTGTTCGCCAATGCCAGTGGCGGATGGCAGCCATGGTTCAGCGCTACCCGGACACCCTCAACGCAGACGCAGTTCGGGGCCTACCGGCCCATGCCCAACGGCAGCATCTACCGGGTCAACTACGAGCTGGTCTTGACCGCCCGAGAGGCCGAAGGCCGGCAGCGGAACGCTGACAACAACAAGCGAGCCAAGATTGGCCGCTACTTCCCGACCTTTGCCGGCTTCTATCAGAGTGATGCCGGCGGCGGCTGGCTGCAGCCGGGGCAGAACTGCAACTATGTCCTGGGCGAAAACGAGGAAGACAAGAACGCCTACGACCCGTGGGGCCTCGACGACGTGAACTCAGCTACTGAGGATGCCCGGACTGCCGCCGATGAACAGCTGCAGGTCGGTGACACCTACCTCTGTGGCGGCGCCCTGGCCGTGATGACCTGGCAGGAGTTTTCCGAGCCGTGGGTGCTCGGCCGGCGCAAGCACTTCGGGTTCCGCTGCCTGGAGACCGGGCCTGTTGTTGTCGTCAACGCATGGAGCCCTGACAACCAGCCTTACGGCTTCGTGTTGCAGCGGGTGGCACTGGCGACCATCGCCAACACCCGCGACTGCGACATGACCGAGCTGGGCATCAAGTCCACGGTCTGGCGGCAGATCAGCGGGTTCCCCAACGTCAACAGTGAGCCTGATGACGGGACTATCAGCGCCTACCAGAACGACAACGGCAGCATCACGCTCGGCAACCTGAATCGCTACAACCGCCGGATGAGCTTCTTCCGGCTGGAGTGGCGCAAGCTGGGCGACACCGGCGACTGGCGTGACCTGAGCGGCGGGTGCCTGTTCTATGTCGAGGGCCGGACCCCCACGGCCCAGTACAACTTCATCCGCATCGAACATGCCAGGGGGCAGTATGAGTTCCGCCTCAAGCCCTATCCCGGCGCCTGGGTTTATGCCTCCTGGCAGGGCCAGGACGTGTTTGAGCTGGCGCCGATCGGCCTTCACCAGTATTGGCAGGATGGCCTGTCCGTGTCGTTCTCCGGGCGCCGGGTGAACCTGGGCGGGGTGCCACTGACCAACCCTGACTGGTATCGCAAGGGTGAGCAGGGGACATGGGGAACGCGAACGGTGAGGCGCTGGACTCTTGTTAGTTCTGCCTTCCAGATCAGCGGAAGCCGCACCTACAGCTACGACTCACAAGGCAGGCCCGTGACCATCGTCAACAATCGCCCTGTCCAGCTGGGGGCTGAGATCCAATCCCTCGGGAGCAGGCTGAGGTATCAGCGCGGCGCCTTTCGGCAGGTGTCGTGGCTGGCTGGAGTGGGCAACGTGGCTCTCTACGAAGTCCAGACCTGGCGTTGGGAATCATTTGAAGAGCGGTATCACATCCCAGCCGAGAACCTCAACCCCTTTGATGTAATCGCTGACTACAAGGTTTACGACGCCGAGAACAGCAGTCACTTCGATGGCCCTGAGCATGAGGTGGTCTATGTCAACGAACAGGTGCGCCAGGAGCCTGTTCAGTACGACGACCTCAGCTATGTCGGTCTGCGGCTGAACTCCACCAAGGAGTGGTCGAGTTTCCAGCAGCTCAGCGCCTACGTGAAGCGTGGCGTGGTCATTGAGCGGCTGATCGACGACAACGGCAACCCGGTGGCCGAGGGTGCCATGTCGGCGGCCAGCAACAACCTCGCTGAGATCGCCTACACCCTGTTGGTGGACAAGCGCATTGGCGCCGGCTCCGCGATCGGCCGGCAGGCGGTCAGCCGTGAGCGGATGCAGCTGGCGGCCCGCTGGTGCCATGCCAATGGCTTCACCTGGGATGGCGTCATTTCTGAGTCGCTCAACCTGCGCCAGTGGATCTACGAACAGGCCAGCTACTGCCTGTTGGATTTCACCATCCTGGGCGGGCAGTTCAGCCTGGTGCCCAGCTTCCCCTACGACAGCGCCTTCCGCATGGACCGGGCGGCGAAGCCCGCCATCAGCGCCCTGTTCACCGATGGCAACATCCGAAACCTCAAGGTCACATGGCTCAGCCCTGAAGAACGCCAGCTGTTCAAGGGGGTGGCCAAATGGCGGCAGGAGACGGACAACGGCTTCTCCCGCAACCGGGCCCTCTCGATTCGACTGAGCGACGGTCAGGGCGGCAGCGATCGTGACCCGGAGGAAGACTTCGACCTCAGCCTGTTCTGCACCACCGCCGAGCAGGCCCGCACGTTCCTGCGCGTTGCGCTGAAGCTGCGGCAGAAGGTGACGCACGGCCTGAGCTTTGAAACTACCCCGCAGGCGGCCATGGGCCTGGAGCCTGGCGCCTACTTCCGCTTCGTCTCGGAGGTGACGCACACCAGCCGGTTCAGCAATGGCAGCATCGGCACTGATGGCAAGGTGAACGCCGCTGAGCCCCTG